CTATTTCATACCAGATTGAGTTTTACCACTCAATGCTCCATTTGTGAAAGTGACATTAAAGTTTGCGCCTAATCCGCCTTTGACACCTGAAGTATACCCGGCCACGATAGTAGTACTTCCACTAATTAATGATTCATTATAGTAATCAGGTTGCCCCCATTTAGCCGTGAAGTCAGAATACTTCGTACCATTACTGAAAGCGTCAAAATCGGACAACTTAATAGTTTGTTTTCGGGACAGTTTAAATCCTGTAAGGTTTTTATCGTAGGCATGGTTGTCAGTGAACGATACCATTACGTTAGCACCAAATTCTCCAGCAACGTTGGTCCACGTAACGACATCAGTTTTTACGCCGTTAGTCGTATCACTAGACGTAGATTCAGGCTTGCCAAACTTTTGTTTCAGACTGTCGAGTGTATCACCACCTTGTGCGTTGTTCATCAAATCCCCAATTTTAATTGAATCAAATTGAGAGCGGGTAATTTTGCCACTGTTGTCAGTTTTAGTTGATTCTGATTTTTCAGAGTTAACATTAGTTGTTTTGTCAGCGTTATTTGTGGTATTGGAATTGTCTTTACTACCCAAAGATCCACCGAATATTAAAATGACGAGTACTGCTAAAATCCAAAACCAGACTCGTTTATAGAACGGCTTCTTTACTTTATAAGTTCTACCGTCTTCTCCAACAACCTTTTTTGACATTTAAACATCCTCCAATATAATTTATTCCCCAGTAATAATAACTCCCCAAATTATAAGTAACCCCGATCCTTAGCTTTTATCGACTTCCTGTCTGGTCTATAGCAATATTAATTCTTATCATTATTGTTCTGTGTCTGTGCAAGAAGTTCCTTATACTTATTAATTTCTGAGTTAAAACGGTCTGGTATATCTTCATTTGGGTGTAACTTTTTCCAGATGAAAATTCCAATCATTGACCAAAGGCCTGCACGAATTAAATCCTTTAGTTTGAGATGCCCCACTGTCATGAATTTAACGAACTTATTTAAAATCCAGTACATAATAACGATAATAATTATTAACCATGTGAGAATAATAGACATATCTTCCTCCTAGTTATAGTGATAATAATTTCTACGTTGTTTTTGTTTGAGGGTCTGACCGACGTACAGTTGTGTACCAGAGTCTCCAAGACCATCTTTATATACATGAGTGATACCAGTGCTACTATCATCTAATCTATAAAGCATACCGTAATCAGTTTTCCACCCATAAGCCATCCCCTGTGAAGTTTCTATAGACGAATATGCAGAGCCAACGTATTTTTGTAAAGTTTCGACGTCTTTTTGCCCAAAAACTTTAGCAAATGATTTGAGTTCGCTTTCGTTTGCTCTTTTCTTACTAGATTCTTTAGCTTCAGCCTTATCTTTTTTTATAGCGGCTTTATGGATTTTATCAGGAGATCCATCAAACAATTTATCATTTTCAAAATCTAAGTCATCAGATCCGTACATAAGCGTACTTGAGCTCTCGTCTGTAGGCTTCCCCATAATGGAAATTACTTGTGACTTTGTCATGCCAATCTTGATTTTATTAAAACTGTATACTTTTTTCTTTGTTTTCTTAGTGCTAGCTTTATTTTTGCTTGAAGATTTTTTAGCTACAGTCTTCTTAGTGTCACTATTATTCTCGGAAGGCTTCTTTTTGCTGCTACTTGTTTTTTTTAAGGTAGCCTTCTTCGAATTACTTCTTTTGCTGCTTGATTTGTTCGAATGCTTTTTGTTAGAATTTTTATCGGGGCTTTCAATCTTTGACGTACTGATTTTTTTTGAGTGTGCTATCGTGTCCTTACTGCTTGCTGTATTTTTAACTGGATTAGCTATTAATCCTACAATAACAAATAGAAAAGATGCAGCGAGGGCAATCAAGCCATATTTAAAAGATTGTTTTGAGCCGGCGCCTTTAATAAGTTTGAAAATTCCCCGACATATAAAATATATAAATATTAACAATGAGATAAAGAACATTATCTCGGCAAAAGTTTCCATAATTCCTCCAAATTAATTGATATTAATCTCCGTCGAATGGTACCCCGTATTGATAGGACAGTTCTCTGTATGAATAGGGAATATGGCCATTCTCCTCAATAAACAACATTCCCATCAATCCAACTGAAAATTCATCAGCTTCACGTTCAAACTTAGAATGTCCATGTTTAACGGAAGTGTAGTACCCAATCAGCCCTTCATGGAATATAACGTGGCCCAGCTCATGGCCGAGTATGAAATACTGTGTAGGCGTGTGTTTAATAGAATTATTGAGTAGTATGATAGGCTCTTGGTTGTCATAAGCATTTTTACCCAGAGGCATTGCCCCAAAATCACACCATTCCACTTGTATGTTAAGCTTTTCCGCAATTACAAACGGGTCCGCTGTGTGATAACGATTGACAATAGCTTTAACAACATCTTTTACTCTATCCATAAGTACAACTCCTAATCATGCTTGTGGCGTTTCCAGAATATTGTTGCCATTGCCACACGCACTTGTTGTTTTTCTTCTTCAGTAAGATCTTCACCCCCATAGGTCATTGAGCCTTCATTTGCTTCAAGGAAGTCCTTCAGGTCAATAGTATCTTTCTTGGTTGCCCATTTGGGGGTCTTGTTATTACCTAAAAGATAGTCCGTGGTCACACCATAAATATCTGAAATTTTTGTCAACATTTGAAGATCAGGTTCACGTGTACCATATTCATAATTTGCGTAGGTTCCTAGGTTGGATATGCCAAGCTTTTTTGCAACATAAGTTTTAGTCCATCCTTTTTGTTCACGTAAATTAGTAAGCTTATTGCTTAATTCAGACATTTACTTCACCTCTTTGAGTAGATTATATAATAGTTAAACATAATATTTAGGAAAATAAACAAAAAGTGTAGGAAAAGTGTTGACTTACACTTAACGTGTAGTATTATAAAGACTGTAAGTTAAACATAAAGTGTAACGAGGTGATATTAATGAATGTTCCGGTTGTAAAAAAAGACGCCAATTTAGTTCTCAGAGATATTCGGAAGAAGAAACATTTAACTCTCTCAGAATTAGGGCATTCCATGAATTTGCGTTCAGGACAGGCTTTGGCAAACATTGAATATGGGACTAACAAATTGACTTTGGAAAAAGCTTTTTTAGCAGCTAACGCTTTAGGAGTTAGTGTTAACGTTTTTTTACAAGCAAAAGTTAAACAATATGAATAGAATCGGGAATGCCAAAATGAAGCCAATGAAAAGTAAAAGAGCTGCTACCGTAAATAGCAACTCTTCGGATTAAACGTTAATGACTGACAATCTTTACCACTTTGGAGCTGGCAAACACGGTGCCAGGGTCATCATCAGTGAAAAAGAAAGTGTAGTTGTTTAGAAGTTTGGTGATACTTGGCACTAATCCTAGCTTAATATGTTCGTTCAGTTCAAACGGACCATTAATTTCGTCTTTGTTAGGAAAATCGTACGTTATCTTTTCCCAGTTCTTTTTAGAAACTTTCTTAGGCCGATCATTAATTGGCGCAGTGCGAATACCCCAAACAAAGTCATTGACGTTTAGCGTTAGTGTTTCACCATCTAAAAAATGAATCGTAGCTGTTAACATTTTTTTACCACCTTTTTAAGTGAGAAGTCTATAGAAATTATTTTTCCACCTCGTTGTAAGGCGGAAAGTCGAAGAAGTCGTGGACGCTGATACCGAGGGTGCCACATACCTTACGGATTGTAGTAATTGTTGGACGCTTACTTCTCCCTTCAAACATCGCGTTTACAGTCGACTGGTTCAGCCCAGCTAATGTTGCAACACGATTAATAGTTAAGTTCTGTTGAGTTATTAATTCCATTAAATGTTCGGAAACAAATTCTCCATCGGTTTTCATGTTATGAGCTCCTAACGATATATTGTTAAGTTCATTCTAAAGTAAATAACAAAAATATTTACTAATATATTGTTGACATGTAACGATATATTAGTTATTATATGGCCGGGTTACCAATATATTAGTGGCTGGAAAGGAGATACCAAATGACTTACACATTAAGGATTCGAGAATTGCGGCAGAAACTGGGACTCAGCCAATCAGCACTAGCTGATAAAAGTGGAGTACCGCAAACGACGATCAGCGCAATTGAGTCAGGTACTAATTTGACATACGAGACGGCGAAAAAGCTTGCCCGTGCATTGGGAGTTTCCACAGATGAATTATCAGTGGAGGTGACCGAGTAATGGAAGTTATGCAAGAGAAGTTGCACGAAATGGTCCAAAGGTTCCATTTAGGTGTGTCTAATGTTTATCAAACTAACGAAAGCAAAATTGATGAAGCGCGTCGAATATTCGAGTTACTAAAAGCAAATATTTAATTTTCAAAGAACGGAGGAAACAAAATGACACATCTATCACGAACTACATTAATCAATGCACTAGCAAAGGTTAAACCAGAAACACCAAGAGTAATGTTTGAGGCACTAAGCGATAAAGCACTAGATGCTGAATTTCGAGCAGTAACGGCCGAGTATAACGAGCAAGCTAGCCAACTTATGTCAGTTTCATATTAGGAGGTGCGAACATGTCAGATACGATATTGATTCGGCATGAGGATCCAAAGGGCTTCCAATTCATTAGCGAAGAAGAATACGAGAGGTTCCAAGCCTGGAAGCAAGCACAACGTGGTATTCGTACTTGGAAGCTTAAAGATCTGGCCAAGTATAAATACGGAACTAAATCAACCGAACGAGCCTCACGATATTTAACCAAGCATCGCCATGATTTGGATGTTGAACAGGGTGGCTTCATTGATTATGTGAATACCCATAACGGCTGGCAGATTCCAGCAGCTGAGATGATGGATTATCTATTAAGCCATCCCGACTAACTAAATTATAAGTGAATTACACGGAAAGGCCATATAAAGCCCTTTCCAAAATACAGAGGTGTAGGTATGAAAAACAGGTTTGCAGAGCAATTGTCATTGGCATTAGGTAGAGATAAAACACTAACACAGCAGCAGATTGCAGATAGGACGCATGTTTCTCCCGGACAATTGTCCCGGTTGAAGAGTGGATCAAGAAGCACTGATCCACAAATCAGGAAGTCGTTAGCAAATGTAATTAACGATTTTTGGCTTAGCTATTCTGGTGCTCGCGAGAATTTCGGAGTGCTGTCATTCCAGAATGACAGGCGTCTAAAGGGTGATATGTTCTCAGCCCTAATGCGTCAGAAGAAAGAGCAGCAAGAACGAGAGGCAATGGAAGCTGAGTTTGAGAATGCTATTGCAATTAATCCAAACGATCGGACACCAGCGCAGCAGCTAGTCATTGAACGTTATCCACGTGAATACGCTGAAGAGATTAGCGCCGAGATAACTGATTTAGCTAAGAAAGCTGAGTATGCTGGCATCTCGATGGATAAATTGCAAGAAGTCATCGATAAAGTCAATCAAGAAAATGGCTAGGAGGAAATAGCAATGATTGAAGGAGCATTAGTAGGCTGCGCGTTAACTGCATTGTGGTTCAAGCGTCATGAAGTTGCTAGTTGGTTTGGAATTTAAGGAGATGAAGACGATGAAATTTACATTCCGGATCGGAAACGTGCTTTACAAACAGATCACGATTGAAGAATTGAATAATGTTTTTGGCACATTTAAGGAGGTCGAACGAATTGGAAGTACGCAAAGTATCGCCCAAGCCTAAATTTGAGTACGAAAAAAGCTGCTCGAGTATTGGGAGTACCCGTGCAGCTAAGACGCTTAATAAATTTATTTTCGAGTTCTATTGTACTCCGAAACTGTCACTAAGACAACGTTTAGCACGGAGGTGGGCGAAATGATACCAGCACAGGCAGATTTAAACGAGCATTGGCAGCAAAGTAACGACTCACGCGACCGGGTACTTGACGCAGATAACTATTGCTACGATGGTGACGAGTTCGACAAGGCACAGTTGTTTCAAGATTACATCGATAACAATGACTTTAAGCAGTGGGCGACTGATATGCAGGCCGATATGTTAAGTGCCATTTGTATCGTCACTTTCGGTTCGACTGACGTGAGCGTGTTGTATCCAGATCGAGGTAAGGAACCTAATTGGCAATGGTTGATTGATGTGTTTGGTCAAGCCCGTCTATGGGATGAGCTACTGGCACACATCGACACGGACACGATGATGACACGTCTGGGCTATCGTTGGGTATCAGAGGAGGAAGAAGCATGAGTAATGAGTTAGTTACGATGGTTAATAACAATATTGAGGATATGAAGAATAATGAAGGCTTGTCATTACCACCTGATTATTCAGTAGGAAATGCATTAAACAGTGCTTACTTGATTCTGAGTGATACGTCTAAGGGCCAACCATTACTTGATAAGTGTGACCAAGGATCAGTAATCAAAGCACTAATGAACATGGCAATCCAAGGATTGAGCCCAGCTAAAAACCAATGCTATTTCATTCCTTATGGCAACCAGTTAGTCATGCAGCGTTCATATTTTGGCTCAATTAGTGTTGTAAAGCGTCTTTCAAACGTTAAGGATATTCAGGCACAGGTTGTCCACAAAGACGACACTTTCAAGATTGGTGGTGAAAATGGAGTGCTGGTGGTTAAAGAGTTCGAGCCAAGCTTTGAGAACCTAGATAAGCCAATTATCGGGGCCTTTGCATGGATCGAAGACATCAACGGGAACCGGACATACACGGTTATGACAAAAAAGGACATCGACACCAGTTGGAGCCACGCTAAGACGAAGAAGGTTCAAAACGAGTTCCCAGAAGAGATGGCTAAACGGACTGTAATTAATCGAGCTGCTAAGTTCTACATTAACAGCTCAAGTGATAACGATTTGTTCGTGCAAGCAGTTAACGAAACCACTAGCAACGAATATGAGAATGACGATAAAAAAGACGTAACACCGACTAAAAGGTCATTGGTAGCTGATGTAGCAGAGAATAAAGCCGAGAAGGTAGAATCTGCTGAACCAGCTAAAGAACCCGTTAGAACGGCTGCAAAGGAGGCATCAAGCAATGATCAAGAACCTGTCAAAGACGAAGTCGACCAGCAAAACCTCTTCGATAACCTCGGAGACCTTGACGCCAGCTAACTATTACGATCGCTGGACAGATCAATCATTTATGTCAGCAACATGGTTCAAGAAGTTTTTAGCCTGTGAAGCAGAAGCGTTAGCCGAGTTGCAGGGTAAATGGGAACCATGTATGAAATCAACGGCGTTAGTCGTTGGAAACTGGCTTCACAGCTATTTTGAGAGCGAGGAGGCTCATGCGAAGTTCGTTGATGAACACCCCGAATCAATCTCAAGCCGAGGACCGAGCAAGGGCCACCTAAAAAAGGACTTCAAAATTGTTGAATCCATGATTGAAGCCTTATCTGACGACCATGATTTTAATCTTCTTTATCAAGGCGATAAGGAAGTGATTGTAACTGGTGAAATCGGTGGTTATCCCTGGAAGGGCAAGATTGATTGCCTCAATTTGAAACAAGGTTACTTCGTGGATCTCAAGACGACCGCTGACATATACAAGGCGTATTGGAATCCAGAAACTCGTGAGAAAGAACCGTTTGTATATGCGTATAACTACCCACTTCAGATGGCAGTCTATCAAGAGTTGATTAAGCAGCAATTTGGTGTGACGTGTAAACCGTACATCGTGGCAGTAAGCAAACAGAATCCACCAGACAAGCAGGCTATTGATTTACCAGAGTACCGACTTACTAACGCTATGAACCAGGTATTGGAATCTCAACAGCATATTCAAGATGTCATTAAAGGCGAAGCAGATCCTACCCAATGCAGACATTGTGCTTATTGTCGTAGTACCAAAAAGTTAGAGAGCGTCGTTAGTGCAGACGACTTGCTCATGGATTGACAAAACAGAATTGGCTTGAACAGCAGTGACTGAATCCGCCGAGCGGGTGAGAGGCCCATTAGTAAAGGAGGGACGAATTTGGATTACTTCAAACAACGACGAGCGTACCGTAATTTTAAAATGTATGAAGCGAGTGTCTCTAACGGCCAAAATAATCTGTATCGCGAGTTACTAGACTATGCGAACGACGAAGGCAAGTTGGACGTTCAGTTTCGCATGAAAAATTCGGCATTACTCAGTCTTACAGGACTATCCGAACCCGGCCTCGATAAAGCACGCAACTCATTAGTGCAACTAGGACTAATTAAATACGTTAGAGGCAAGAAAAATGTTAAACCACCTGAATATCGCATTATTAATTTATATAGTAGGTCAGCTGGTTACCCAACCAGTAACCCAACTACAAGTCATAAAAGTAGGCCAACTGGTTTAGATGAAGTAGGTCAACCGGTTGGGCAAGGTGGAGGTCAACCAGTAGAACATAAAGAACTTACTAGTACTGACCCTGACTTGACTGATACTGACTCTTATGATGATGACGCGGGTGTCACACGCGAGCAGGTCATTAACGACTGGACCAACCTGTGGGGATTTCCGAACGGGATTGCTCGTCCTGAAATTGATGAATGGCTCGCGGCGCTTAAACCTGAATTGGTGGCTTACGCCATTCAAATTGCTGGTGAACACGATGTGCAGTCGCGAGGGGCTTTAAAATATTTGCGTGCAGTGATCAAGGGTTGGCAGCAACGGAATATTACGACATTAGTACAGGCTAAACAAGCAACCGATGATCACGATAAACGGTTGGCTAATGCTAATAAACCGGGTGGTTATTCGAAGCTGCGCCGTAAGGAAATTATGCCAAAGTGGGCGCAAAGTGATGCTTCTCAGGCGGATTCTAAGTCAAACTCAAGCGATGACCAGCAGGACGATATGAGCGACGAGGCGTTCCTAGCGTTCATGAACAGTCAGGAGGAAGCTAAATGAATTGGGGTAATCAATTAGTCAAGTTAGCCGCTAACCATGCCTATGAACCGGCCGCATTGCACTGGACTAAGCAGCGCATGAAAAGGCATTTAAAGGCTGGCGGTAGCGCGCAAGATGAGGTATGCGCTCATGAGTACAAGCTATTTGCACTCGAGGTTTTAATTATTGAATATCAGCGGGATGGCTTAAATTTTGATTTGACCCAATGTTGGGGTAAGCCAGCCGAGTATTTTATTGATCTAGAGCAAGCTAGACAAGGATTGCAAACAGAGGTGAGCGCATGAATGAAACGCAGGTGCTAGTAATTAACGCTGATCTACCCGATATCGATCACCCACTAGCAATGGGGCCCGAACAGGAAATGTTTAAGCTCGCGCAGCATAACTACAAATCTGGTGAATGGCCGTTCCCGGTTAGACTGGTTAAGCCTGGGACTAAGGTACGCAGTGATGAAGCTTACTTAGCCAGTATGAAACAAGATTCGAAGCAGGGAGAACGTGAAGATATTAAAGCCATTCGGCAAGCACATAAACATGGCAAACATACGCTTAGAGAACTAGCTGATAGTACGGCAATTGAATTAAATCGGGTAAAGGATTTAGTCCATAAATACAGCCTGCCACTGACTAACGATTACTGGCGTGCTGAGAAGTATAACAATCCTGATGAAGTGATCGCCTATCAAACACTGGCGCGATTATGTAAGAGGATTGACGCCCCAGAATTTTCGATTAGACAGGCCAGTATGTCTAACGGGATCGTTAATGGCTACTACATTAGCCGGGTGCCGAAAGTATGAGTAAAGTCGTGATTAAGGGCGAACTACCTAGCTTAAATGAGTACATCAAGGCTGAACGGGCCAATCGGTATGCGGCAGCTAACCTAAAGAAGCGGTACACGGCCTTATGTAGTGTATATGCGCGGGCTAGTCATAATTCTGGAGTTGAATTTAATTGGCCTTGCAAGCTTAAGTTTACCTGGTATACGAAGAACAGTCGGAAGGACGCAGACAATATCGCGTTTGCTAAAAAGTTTGTGCTTGACGGCTTTATGAAGGCTGGGCTTTTAGGCAACGACAATCGAAAGCATATCACGGGATTTCAGGACGAATTTGCAGTTGATAAACGAAATCCGCGAGTAGAAATAGATGAAATTACGGAGGACGAAGATGCCTAAACACACTAAGAAGCGTTCAACGATTAAACGGAAGCACCGGCGAATGAAGCAACATGCCGAAGCAAACAAAAAGGATGTTGGAAAATGTCAAACACCAAAGTGATACTAGATGCTTCCTGCGGTAGCCGTATGTTTTGGTTCGATAAGCATAACTCAAACGTAACATACATGGATAAGCGTAGTGAAACAGTGACGGCGCCTGATAACAACTTGGGACGTGATCGGGTGATTGAAGTGAAGCCTGATATTGTAGCGGATTTTCGTAACATGCCATTTGACGATAATACGTTCTACATGGTCGTGTTTGACCCGCCTCATTTACGGTATGCGGGTGAATCATCATGGCTGGCCAAAAAGTATGGAACGTTAGACGAAACTTGGCCCTTTGATCTGCGTCAGGGCTTTACCGAATGTATGCGAGTGTTGAAGCCTCACGGCACGTTAGTGTTCAAATGGAACGAAGAACAAATCAAATTAAGCGAACTACTAGACGCTATTGGTTACCAACCGCTGTTTGGCGATAAACGTGGCAAAACCCATTGGCTCGTATTTATGAAAGATAGCAGTACAGCATGATAATCGTCAAGGAACCAACTAACGAGGAACGCAAGTGGGCGTTTGAAGCGTTCGGGGAGGATTGAAAATGAGTATTAGAAATAAAATAATGAGTATCGAACGTATGAAGTCATCGGAAACGTACACGAGAACCCAGAGCTACTGGAGGAAAATAAATGAAACAGATATTTGAAGCAATATGGAACGTAACCCCGTGGCAGTTAGTTAGTTGGATTGGTTCGATCGTGCTAGGAGTCATCATTGTTTATGTAGTTATTGCGCTCTTGCTGACATGGGTTATACAACGTCATGGGTGAACAAAAAAGCTCACTACTATTCACAACTGTAGTGAGCATTGGCTTGCACATACGTGCCATTAAATTCTAATGCTATTGGAAATTAATGGCAATAGAAAAAAGCCACCAATTAAGGCGGCTAGTCATTAGGACCACTCGAATGACCGTTGTAAGTATAACATAAAAAAAACGCCGCCAGTGCTGACGCCGCTACGATTGATACCTACAAAATTAATTATAGCACAGTCAAAACAAGGGGTGGCAGTGATGGAGAGCATTTTTAAGGACGTGGACGAAGAACGAACAATTGCTAATGCGGAACGGGTGCTAAAAGACTATTGGAAGTGGCGACTACGAGCTCGCAGGGTTAATTTCAACCTGCAAAGTCCAGCAATGGACGGAATGCCTAAAAGTCCTAGCTATGGCAACCATATTGAAGACAAGCAAGTTAGTAAAGCTAACGATGATTTTATGGCTAATTTAGTTATCAAGGTCATTGAAGCTGTTACAATTGATGAAGAAACGGAGAAATATTCAGAGCTATTAATGCTGCTCTATGTTAAACGGTATTCAAAAACTAAGTGCATGATTAACCTGAATATCTCCGACAAAACATTTAATAAGTATTTGAAACAAGCCCAGTTAATGTTCGCTGAGATATATCCGGATGGCGTGGAAGACCTGATCGTTAAAAAGTATGAGCCAGAGATTATTGCTCACTACGACGAGGGCTAAATTTACTCCGACAAAATTCCGAGTAAATTCCGACAAGTTTCCGTGTTGATTCCGGTAAATGAGTCAAAAAGGGGAGTAAATTAGTATTATCGAATGTTAGATAAGCCGCCCCAGCTTGTACGTCTAACATTCATGTGGCCTTAGCTCAGTTGGTAGAGCGCCTGACTGTTAATCAGGTTGTCGCTGGTTCGAGTCCAGCAGGCTACGTTGCCGGCGGATTTATAAGGGGTGATGCGCTCCTCTCTGCCGCCGGCATTAGTCTTCGTGTTTAACGTCGGCCGTTGAATGCGAGTATCGCTGTGGGCTAATTGGTAAGCCACAATGGGATGTAGGTTCGAGTCCTACCAGCGATATTGCTATGTGATACAGCACCCAATGGGAGTTGACCGCATAACGCGTGCTTGTGGCGGAATAGGTAGACGCGCACAATTCATCCATGTGAGAGAGTATATGTATGTGGAATGCTTAAGACCATTGGCAGCGTATATTGGGTGGCTCCATGTAGGGTGCAAATCCCTACCAAGCACATACAAGCGCAATTAATCTGGCCACCAAATTACATGCGGAAACATGTGCGCTGTGGTAATATGATCAAACATGGTTGTAAAAATTATAATCGTTTTTCTGATAACAACTGTGTTTAGGAGCCTGACATTTAGTTGGGCTCTTTTTAGTAAAGTAAATAGTGTGTATTGCAACTCAAACAATACTAAATATAGTATGATATTAAATTGTATTGTTGAATAACGGGATCGCCATCTTATGAGACAACAATACATAAGCCTGGCTGACGTCAGGCTTCTTTAGTACATACGATTAGGAGGCAACGCAATGCAAAAAAGCTTTAATTATCAAGATGGTTTTGGTGAGGAACTAAGCCTGGCAATTAATCCATCAAGTGGTTTCTTATTGGCTACCGATGATGTTGGTGGAGACAGTGTAGCAATGTCAATTAGCTTTGATGAGTTGAGACGGCTAGCTAAGCTGATCGATGACGAGGTGCCTCATGGCAGTAATGATTCATAGTAAATACGGGTATGAGCCACCTGAATGGGTGCAGGCTGACTCCCGGCTAGATAAGTGGTACAAGGATAAGAAGCGTCGTGCAAATAAGCATGGCGCTTTTAGTTTGGATAAAAATAAGGAGGTGCAGCATGGAATTACCTGCAAATGTTCCAAAGAGTGATGAGCTAATTGAGTGCCTGCGAATGGAAAGGGTTATCGATGATTCTCTACATGAAGCAAATAAACGTCGGGCTGCTTATTATGATCAGAAAATTATGGACGAACTTTTGAAATGGTAGATAAGCTAATTCCAATTAACGGAGGTGTGGTGGTATGTAATGACAGAAAAGTATGAGCAGGCTGAACAGGACTATATGGCTGGTATGAAGTACAAGGACATTGCTACTAAGTATGATGTTAGCTTAAATACTGTCAAGTCGTGGAAGGGCCGTTATGGCTGGCAACGTGGCAGTGCTAAAAAGAATGCACCCACTAAGTCAAAAAGGGTGCACACAAAAGCCAAAAAGGGTGCACCTAAAATAATCGATGAACTAGAGGCAAACAGTGAGCTTACAGATAAGCAGAAACTGTTCTGCCTCTTTTATTTACAACGATTTAATGCAACATGGGCATATCAGCGAGTCTATAAATGTAGTTATGAGACGGCAAGAGTTGAAGGTAGTCGCACCCTCGCAAACCCTAACATAAAGAAACAGATCACTGAGCTCAAGAAGCAGCAACGTTCCGAGCTGCTGGTAACGATTGACGATATCGCTCATGAGTACGCTAAGCAAGCGTTTGCTAGCCTTGGTGATGTACTAGATTACAAGGTACACGAAGAATTAGTGACCGACACCGATGGCAATGCGTTCCTTGATACTGATGATAACCCAGTCAAAAAACACGTTGCTGATATCTACTTGAAACCGAGTGATCAGATTGATTGGTCACTGGTGCAGGATATTCATCGCGGTAAGGATGGCTTGGTGGTCAAGTTGTACGATAAGCAAAAGGCATTGGATAGCTTGTCTAAGTTGATTGGTACTGACGATGATAATGTTAATGAGCAACGGATCCGCAAGCTTAAAGCTGACGCGGATATTGCGGAGGCTAAAGCTCACATTATGAATGCCTCAACCGATAGTACTGAATCAAAAGTTTCTGAATATCTGGATAAATTGGATGACGTCCTAGGTGGTGATAGCGATGGCAATTAGTGAGCTATATACGCCGAAACAAATTCAAGTGCTGAAAACCTTGCGGCGGACGGACTGGCGACTACTGATAAACTATGGTGCTGTTCGGTCTGGTAAAACTGTCGTTGATAATGACGCCTTCTTGATGGAACTGCGGCGTGTTCGTCAGGTTGCTGACAAATTAGGGGTCAAGGAACCAATGTACATTTTAGCGGGGTATTCAAGCAAGTCGCTACAAAACAACGTATTACAGGAACTGACGAATAAATATGACATTAACTTTCAATTTGACAAACATAACTCTTTCACACTGTTTGGCGTGAAGATTGTGCAGACGTTTACCGGGTCCATTGCAGGGCTGGGTGCCATTCGTGGGATGACCTCGTTTGGGGCGTATATTAACGAAGCTAGCCTTGCTAATGAAGAGGTATTCAATGAAATCCTTAATCGGTGCTCAGCACAAGGTGCGCGAATTATTTGCGATACGAACCCAGACGTTCCGACTCACTACTTGAAAGCCAGCTATATTGATAACGATGATCCTAAAGCAGGAACCGTTAGTTTCCATTTTACAATCGATGATAATACCTTTTTGCCCCCACAATACGTTGAACATCAAAAAGCGGGTACGCCGTCCGGAATGTTTTACGACCGTGCAATACTCGGTCTATGGGTATCTGGTGAAGGTATGGTGTATAAAGATTTTAATAAGGACGAAATGATTATTCCACGGGCTCAATTGCCAGCAGACTTAACTTACTATGCGGGAGTCGACTGGGGCTATGAACATAAAGGAACGATTGTTGTCATGGCTGATGATCGAGTTGGCAATACTTATTTGATTGAAGAACATACACGTCAGTTTGAAGAGATTGATTACTGGGTAGAGATTGCAAAAGATATTCAGCGTCGCTATGGTCGAAATATTAAATTCTGGGCGGATAGTGCACGTCCCGAACATGTAGCCCGTTTCCAACGTGAAGGGCTCAAGGCGTTCAATGCTAAAAAATCGGTTTTATCAGGAATCGAGTCGGTGGCTAAGTGCATGAAGCAAGGCCACTTTTTTGTTATCAAAGAAGCGATTGATGCCTTCTTAGATGAAATCTACCAGTATGTCTGGGACGAGGCTACGGGCTTACCCGTCAAGCTCAACGATGACGTGATGGACGCGTTACGGTATGCCGTCTATAACACACATGAACGGCTCAAGGCACGGACAATTAAGAAGCCAAAGGGATTAAGAGGATAGAAGGTGAGCGGATGCAGTATGATTTGAACAAGAAGCGCGGGTCCAACGTTGCGATTGACCGTGAATTGGCTGGCAATATTGAAAACCCTAGCTTTGATGTAATTAACTATGCTATCAATCAACAACAGCAACGTATTGACCGTTATAACATGCTGGAACACTACTATGAGGGTAATCAGCATATCTTAAGCCGAAATCTTGAGATGGCGGCTAAGTTGGATCGTGCAGACGAAAAGGTAATGACGAACCACGCCAAATATATTACTGACATGATTACCGGCTTTACAACTGGTAATCCGGTATCCATTTCACCGGCGAACGGTAAGGATATTAAAGCCATTACGGATGCTCAGGACCAAATGGATATTGATTCGCATAATACGGAGATGGAGAAAGATTTAAGCGTGTTTGGGTGTGCCTATGAGCTGCTATACATCAAAAAGGTGTCAGACGCAACTACCGAGTTGGCAATTGAAAAAATTGATCCGCGCGGCTGTGTGCTGGTAACGGATGACACGTTGGATAAAAATCCGCTGTTTGGTATTTACTACGTGGAAAAGAAGGACCTGCTTGGTAATGCTAAGGGTTATTTGATTACTGTCTATACGGCCCACTGGATTATTCAGTATCGAACTAAGACAGGACGAGTGCTATCAGATGCTAATTTGGCAAGCAAACCTAAGGCCATTCAACATTATTTTAATGGTGTCCCACTTATTGAGTATCGTAATAACGAAGAGCGTCAAGGTGATTTTGAGCAAACGATTAGCCTAATCAACGCCTATAACGAATTACAGTCAGACCGTATCACCGATAAAAAGAACTTCGTGGATGCCTTGCTGGTAGTCTATGGCTTTACCCTAGATGAGGGCGAGGACGGTGAAGGAGCTAACTTGAAGGACGGTATTCTAGAAGCGCCTGGTAAAGGCGACCAGGGTGCTAGCGTTGAATGGTTGACTAAGAGCTTTGACGAATCACAGTTACAAGTACTTGTTAAGTCGATTAAGGATGACATTCATCAAACGTCTTACGTCCCTAACATGAACGACGAAAATTTTGCTGGGACGATTAGCGGCGAAGCGATGAAGTACAAACTGTTCGGCTTACTCCAATTGTTGGCGACTAAGCAGCGATACTTAACACGTGGAATTCGCCAGCGTCTACAACTGATGCAGAACATTTTAGCGTTTAAAGGCCAGTCAGTAGATGCCTCCGGAGCGACAATTAATATTGTTCCTGATATTCCAGTCAACATGGCGGATGTCATTAGCAATATCAAGAATGCTGAAGGTGTCATTCCGCAATTGGTATCACTCGGGTGGTTGCCTGGGACAAATGACCCACAAGAGTTAATTAAGATGCTGGATCAGGAAAAGGAGAAAGCACTCAAGCTACAGCAGAAAGCTATGGGCGGCGAGCCTGCCACAGATAACGAGGAGGTAACTGCGGATGATTCTGGCAACGTTTCAATTAAACAAAAAGCAGGTAGTGAGTTATCAGATAACGGGCCACGCGAATAGTGCTATTAAGGGCCATGACCTAGTTTGTGCTGCTGTTTCGGTGCTTGGCCAAGCCATCACTAATGAGCTATCTAACGCCACTGTTAACGAAAATGGTGGCTTGTTTATTGGATTGATTGAGCCCAGTGCTGATAACAAAGTTCTGTGTGAGACCTTATTACACGGACTACAAGATATTTCAGCACAATATCCTCAGAATTTGCAAGTGGTGGTGAAGGGCAATTAACTCAGAATTGAATAAAATCATTAAAACGATTGGTGTATTTGTGATCGTGATAATTAAAATGCTTGGATTAGTTTCGCTTGGATGGAAGCCAATTACAGGCATTTTAATTTTGCTGTATTTGATTTTATAAGCTCGGAGGTGTAGGAGTGGCAGATGACAAACGCAAGTTAAGTTACTGGCAACTGCGAGCCGTTCAGAGCGAACAGAAATCACATGATACTGCAACCAAACAAGCGACTATCATTGCAAGGGCGTACATGCGTGCTCAGAACTATTTGACTGGCGAGGTATCACAGATATACAAACGATATTTTACGGACGGTAAAGCGACGGAGGCCGAGGCACAACAGATTCTAAACACCAATGTTAGTCCGACTGAGTTAGTAACGTTACGGGCCCTGGCTGATAATGTCAGTGATAAGGAGTCAAAGAAGCAAGTGACTAACTACTTATCACAGATGGCAGCTAAGGGCCGTATTACCAGATTGGAAGAGCTCAAGGCTAAGAGCTACATTGCGGTGAAACAAGCGGCATCTGTTGAGATTGAGAAGTCCACGGACCTTTATACCAAGGTAATTCAAGAAGCACTTGATCAGGCAACTAACGAGAGTATTATAGGTGGCTTTGATAAAGACGTCATTCTTCCGGGCGTGAGCGCTGATAGTCAGCCTAAAATGCACACTAGAACTATCTTTGACCCTAAAACGGGTAAAGAGATGGTAACAGTTAAAGTGAACCCAGACGAACCAATAACACGGTTTAAAGAGTTGTCAGGGAAGTACGTTAAGGCTACATTAGATGCGCCGTTTAAAGGCAAGAACTACTCTAAACGGATTTGGCATAACACGGACCAACTAGCCGACCGACTCAGTGAACTATTCACGGCTCAGCAGATGAGTGGTATGCGTGAGCGTGACATGGTACAAGCTTTAGCTAAGGAGTTTGGAACTAGCAGTTACAATACGCGACGATTGATTAGAACAGAAGCCAACTACTTTCATAATCAAACGAAGCTCAATGAATGGAAACGACGCGGGGTTAAAAAGTACCAACTGGTTGCCGTGCTGGATATGCGGACTTCAAAAATCTGTCGTAGTATTGACGGCCGTGTATTTAACGTAGATGAAGCGGAAGTGAATGTTAATTTTCCGCCGTTACATCCATTTTGCCGAACTGTCGCAATCATCTATTTGTCAGATAGCCAGTACATGATGCAACGGACAGCGAATGATCCAATTACTGGTGAAAAGCTCAAGCTGAAGCCGGATGCTACTTATCAGGATTGGCGCCAGGCAGTAATCTTAAAGCATGGTCCGCAGGCTTTCGATAGTTTAGATAATCGGGTTGGCAATCGTCGGTATGATACTACCCAGTATGATGAATACAAACGGATTTTAGGTGGAGATAACGTACCCGAAACATTCGAAGATTTTCAAACGATGAAGTATAATGACAGTGATAGTTATCAGAACCTGTTGAAAGTAGCGCGCGAGGTTCGGCGCGAACAATTTGCGTTGAACAATGTACACAATTTTGGTGAAGTGCACGGTGTTCCGTATCAACAGGAAGCCAACTCAGTTTTTGACCGTTATGTCGATGGACAACTAGTTACACGAAGATATTATGGTAAGACAGGAAAGGCCCGGCTGGACATTGATTTTACCGACCATGGTAATGCTAAAATGCACACGATTGTGCCACACGCGCATCCCTGGTTACGCGTTACAAAGAAAAATGGCAAGATTGTTCCCCGGCGTGAAGAACCTGGGCGGAAATTAACGATTGCAGAAAGGATTGTGAATAAAGATGGTGGTAAGACGAGTAAAAGCTGATTCGGATCACTTAGAGTCTTTGGAGCAACTTCGATTTGCGTTAGATGTTCGTATGGAGGTTCAAATCAAAATCAATGATGTTGAGTGGTACATTGGCTTTGACAGTGAGGGCAAACGTATCATTTCTAAAGATAATGGTGATTTTGATTATCACTTCAAAGATACTGACGACGTTGATGAGATTCTTGATTATGTAATTGATGGCAAGAAAATCCGTGACCAATGGCAAGATATCGTTATTGTTGCAATGTAGGGCGTTCAATCATTTTGATTGGGCGTTTTTTAGTACGACGAGGAGAACACGATGAGTAAAGATAATTCGGATTTAATGCGTTACACCGAGATGGCAATGAAGGGCTTGACGTTTGACGCTGACACGGAGCAAGGCTTTAAGCTCATGACGGATGCATTTCTAACATGTTATGAGGAAGCACTTAATAAAGGATATGATCAAGTAACAGCAATACAAACCGCCACGATGATCCTTTCGACAATGTTCCATCAGGATTAGCATGGATGACCTGAGCACGTCTCTAAACTACTCAAACTAAATAGCATGCGTGGGTCTGATAATGACGCCACGGTCAATTTAGCACAATGTGTGGGGTTCTTAGAGTAATGCACGGGGTGCTTTTTTTGTGGCCTGAGTTATCGGAAATGCGTGGGCGTGGAGGAATTTAATTATGAAAAAGCTACTCAAACTAAAGATGAATTTACAGATGTTTGCTGACGGTGATAATGGAACTGGCGGGGATGAAGGTAGCAATCAGACGGCTGATAGCACGCCTAACACAATCGACGCCAATCAAAATAGCAACAATGACGACTCTGACCAAGACAATCAGGCAGATACGCCGTTTAAATCGTTTGCTAGTGAAAAGGACTGGCAGTCAAGTGTTGATAAGCTGATTGCTTCGGCAATTAAAACACATGATGAAAAACAGGCTAGTGAAGCTCAGCAGCAAAAAGATTACGACAAGATGACTGACCTGGAAAAGGCCAACTATGATAAAGACCAATTAACCAAGCAACTTGCTGAATCACAGCGCCATGGAACTATTGTTGAAAATAAAGCTAAAGTTACGGCCCGACTGGGTGCAGACGATTTGCCGACAGCGCTGATTGCGGCTTTTGGTGATGATGTTTTAGCAGATGATAAAGGCGTGGAAGCGGCTTACACTGCAATCAGTAAGTCATTTACAGAGAGCTTACAGCAAGCAATCGATAAGCGAATTGCAAGCAGTGGGACCACATTGCCGGCTGCTAATACATCCGCAAATAAATCTGAAGGTGCAACAGCAGCTGAAAAATTAAATAACTCGCAAAAGCCAGCAAAGTCCAGTTTATGGGCGACAAAATAAGGAGGTACTAGATTATGGCTTATGTATTTGATAAAGGAACAGTAGAACAAAAGAATTTCATGGCATCTGAAAAGTTTGTATCATTCTCACGTCAGGTTGATAATACCAGTTACGCGGTGAAGACGGATGCTTTTGGACATAAAGTTATCCCAGCCGGCACGATTTATCCAACTAACGACGCTAAGGCAGAAGGAGTCACGATTAATGAAGTGGACGTTACACATGGCCCTCAAATGGTTGGCGTGATTGTTGAAGGCTATTTATTTGGCCAACGCTTACCAGTGGCGCCAACAGCTGAGGCTATCACGGCATTAAAGAAGATTACTTTCACTGATACGGACGCCGCCGCCGTATCACAAGCCTAATTAAAGGAGGAGAAAACAAATGGCTCAAATTTCAGATTTATTCACGCAACATGATTTAATCGATTTTTCATTGAATCGGCAGTATCCAGCGATGCAAGGTGATGAACTATTCCCAGCAATCAAAGTCAACTCACTAACTGTTGATATCTTGAAACGTCAAAATCGAATTCCAGTGATTGCATCCTATGCGGCTTTTGATAGTGAAGCCGAAATTGGCAGTCGGTCTGCCTCGGGCGCTGCCATCGAACTGGCTTTGATTAAGCGCAAGATGCAGATTAAAGAAAAAGATTTGTATGCGATGCTCAATCCGCGGACGCCTGCAGAAGCTAGCTACTTGCAACAACACGTTTATAACGACTTTGATGTGCTCAATCAAGGCGTTTTAGCACGAATTGAAAAGACCGCTATGGACGTTTTAGCAACAGGTAAGACTATTTTGCCAGATGAAAGTGGTAAACTTGCTGTCCAACTTGATTATCAAGTTCCGACTGAACATCAGGAAGCTTTGACTGGAGCTGCTACATGGGATAACGGCGACGCGGATATCCTTGGTGATATTACGCGCTGGTGCGATAAGATGGATATTACACCAACCCGGGCGCTAACTAGTCGGAAGATTTATCGATTGATTACGACTAATACCAAAGTTCTACAAGCCGTGTATGGTAACTCTACTCGGGCACTTGGACAAGCCGACTTTGACACCTTCATGCAGGCACAAGGTTTACCAATTTTTCGGACTTATGATCAAAAATATACCCAAGTCGGAAAAGATGGCAAGATTACCAAGAGTCGTTACTTCCCAGAAAATCGACTTGTCTTAATGAACGATGACCCGATTGGTAATAAAGTGTTTGGACCAACTCCAGAAGAGTTAGCACAATTCAGTGGCCCAGCGCAAATTAACGCTGTGGGTAATGTTTACGATATGATTTATACCGAAACTAATGATCCAATTGGGACTTGGGAAAAAGCCTCAGCAGTTGCGCTTCCAGCGTTTGCCGCGGCGGATGAGGTATTTCAAGCTCAGGTTTTAGCCTAGAGGTGATTGATAATGAAGGTTCGCGTTAAAGATTACCCAATTTGGTATAAAGATACTCGGTATAAAAAAGGTGATGAGCTCAGCATTACGCAAGACGCGTTCAATGATGAGCTTTTTGTTTGTCTTGATAAGCAGAAGGACGAGAAAACTGCCAATAATGCTCAGTTAGAAACAGACGACGAAGAATAGAGGATGATCGTATGGCTAAACCAAGCCCACCAGATAAGGCGGGACAATTGACAAGACTATATACGCGATTAGGTGTTGAGAAAGACACGCCGGATGCTGCGGTGGTTGATGACATCTTTGATGATGCTGTTCAAACGTGCTTGGATTATACCCGGTCTTCACTCTCGACACCGATTCTAATTCAGGCAAAACGGCTTGCCATTATCATGTACAACGAGCAAGGAACAGAAGGCGAAGCATCGCGGTCAGAAGGCGGCGTTTCTCAATCGTTTGAACTGGGACTACCTAACATAATTAAAACCGCGCTAGCACCTTACCGAGTCGCGAAAACGAGGCGATTCTAATGCGCCTTAGACCAACAGACCTGACAACTGTTTATTTACGACAACAACAATCAGGCCACGATGATGAAGGTAATGTCATTACGGCGGGATGGAGCAATCCAATTGCAGTGAGGATGAACATTCAAGCTGCTGGCGGTTCAGTGAATGCGCAAATCTGGGGCAAAGACCTTAAGTACATTAAATCTGGTAAGTATCAAGGTAATCAGATCAATGAAGGTCAACAAGAAAATTGGGGTGTTTGTGTCAATGTTACTAAAGATAGCGAGCCAGATTACGTTATCAATTCGATACAAACATTCAGCACCCATAAAAATATCACTTTAGAGCAACGTAAACGAGGCGAATAGGATGGCTGAAGTTGAATGGCGTGGCAGTGATAAGCTGAAAGCTCAGCTAAAAAAAATGCCCAGTGTGGTTCACGATGCCATCTGGGATGCTACTTTTGATGTTGTTGAGAAAGCAGAGGGCTATGCAGTCAAAGAACTTCAATCCAGCGTTAAGTATGGAAATGGTGAGTTGGCTCGAAGTATTAAATATGAGGTTGTCGATAGTGATGGCAAGATTGTCGGTCGTGTCTGGTCCGATGACCCAGTAGCGCTATTTCGTGAGCTCGGTACTGGACGAGTAGGTGAGGAGTCGCAAAAAGATTTACCCGGTGGATTTACACCAGTGTACAGGCAAACGCCTTGGTTCATTCCTGCTGATGACGTTGATACTGACCTGAGTGAACTGTATGGTATGCCTAAAATCGAAATCGACGGACACACATTCTATCGGACAAGCGGTCAACCCGCCCGCCAGTTTTTAACCCCCGCCGTCAAACAAGCCAGTCGTGAGGCACCAGAGATGATTAAGCAGAGTGTGGAGGCCGCACTCCATAACAAATTAGGGGGTAGTTGATGGTAATTATTAATGTGAAGTCAGTAGTGTATCAAGCACTAACGGCTATACCGGAAATTAAACAGGTCTCAACCACGTACCCAGATAATTTAACGGTGTTCCCAATCGCTGTATACAACACGGCACATAAAGCCTATTTTCGTGATGCTAATCAGCAAGAGTTGCAAACGGAATGGGCGATCACAATTGACCTCTTCTTAAAAGAAGGTAGCACAACGGCAATCACGAATAAGCTCATGTCATCATTTGGTGATATGGGCTTTTCAAGCGATATTGGTGATAGCAATTTAGCGGGTGTGAATCGCACTGTATTACGATTTACTGGTGTTGTTGATAACACTAGTCACCGCGTATTTGAAAGTTGAAAGGATGATTGAAATTGAAAAAGAATTTAACAGTATTTGATTTACAACGATTTGCTGCAGACGCTAGTGCCGGGCTTGCCGGAACAGGGACCAAGCTTGAAATGTCAGTGGATGGCACTAAGTTTGATGAAATTGGCGGTATTAAGACCGTTCCTGACATGGGTTCAGACCCAGAAAATATTGATGTGACTGATTTATCAGATACGAAAAAGAAGTCAGTTCCTGGGATTGAAAATACATCAACGTTAGCTTTTACCTTTGTGTACAAGGGCAGCAACTTTGCAACGGCTTTAACGCACAATGGTGACAATAAGCAATATAAATGGAAGGTCACTTATCCTGATGGGATGACAGCTTCTTTCACTGGCTCATATACCGTCAAAATGGGTAACGTTGCTGTCAACGGAGCACTTGAATACACGATTTCGATTATCGTATCGGACGGACCGGACTTTGCAACGGCCAGTAGTAGCGCCGGAGCTTAGAACCGTCACATTTTATCCAGATAATAATTAACTTGAGTAAGAGACGAGTAGGCCAGCAGGCTGATATGAGACGAATAATAAAAATGGAGGAACTACGTTATGACAGTAAAGAAAGCAACTAAGAAGTTTGAAATGGGTGGATTACAACTTGAATTAAAGTTAACAGGCCGTGATATTTTGAATATTGAAAAACGCTTGGGTAAATCTATGATGTCGCTCTTTATGAGTGCGGATGGCGGAATGAAATTGCCACCATTGAATGAAATGCTTATCGTATTGCAAGGTTCGAACCAAACTCACGGCGTTACTGATAACGACATTTTTGCTGCCTTTGAAAAATATTTTGATGAAGGTCATGCCCCAATGGATTTATTTACAGTGCTAACAGACTTATTCCAGGAATCTGGTTTTTTCGGCAAGACAGCTTCGGCTTCGAAGACGAATACGGAATCGGAAGTCACTCTGGACAACGAACCAACGACCGAGACGACACTTTAAGCAATAATTACCAGACTGTTTCTGAGTTGCTAAGTGCTATTTACCCATTGGCCGTGCAATCTGGGATTGATTCTGACCACTTTTGGGAACTTGATTTTGGTGAACTCATGGTTCAAGTAATCGCAAATAATCGTAACCGTATAGATGATATGCGAATGAGAGCGGTAATGGATCACAAGCAAGCTGAGATGATGGCATTTGCTTTGAACGACCCTAGCAAAATGCCATCGGTTGAAGAGGCTTATCCATTTATCAAAACAGCGACTAGTACATCGTCGGATTCTGTTCCTGAATGGAAACGGGACCAGTTGCTTCTAATGCAGCAATCGCAAAAGATTAAGACAGCCCGAAAATTCAAAAAAACTACATAGGAAGGGGGAAACAACGTGGAACTTGAAGAAATTGAACTGCTATTCAAAGTGAACACTGAACAAATGGAACAACAATTTGCCAAGGTTCAACCGATGATTGATAAATTGATGGGGAAGACCGCTGATAGTGCGAAGTCCGGTATGGACAAGACCGAGCAGTCGATGGATGTTTCTAAAGGTGTTCAAAAGTTGCAAGACCAGTTGTCCGGTTTGAACGAGACTATCAAAACTGCATTCGAACGAATGAGTAGCTCGACATCTACCGGGGCTAGCAAGGTCAACCAGAATGCTGGCAAGATGTTTACCGGTAGCCGGGTTAAGGTAAAACAGGACTTACAGGCCATGCTGAGTGATATCAATGCAAAGATGGATCAGGCCCGAGCTGCTCAAGCCAAGATGCGTGACTTAATGAATCAAAAAACGTCCTTGAATACCGCTCAACAGAATGGGACGCAAGGAATTAAAATTGATAATCAGGTTGCGTCCGCTCAAGCTCAGATGACGCGTTATCAAAACCAATCTAAAGCTCTAGCCCAATCAATGCGACAAGAATTTAAAGCGGTGCCGGACTCACTGCGGCAGATTTCTAAAGCTATGGATCAAAACGAAGTTAAAATTGAAACCTATCGGCGTCAGTTAAAGGCGTTGCAGGGCTCCTATCGTGATGTTCAGGATTCTATGAAGACGATGGGTGCCAGCGACCGGCTGACCAAGCAAAGCACGGCACTTGAAAAGAGCATCATGAGCACACGCGATAAGATGAACAAGCTCATTAATTCCAATGATAGTCTGAACAAGAGCTATGCTTATGTTTCTGATCGTGGTGACGAACTTAAATCTGTAATTGGTAAGCTCAATACTGAGATGGGTGAATCCGGGACGGCTGCTACACGAGCGGCAGGTTCGTATAATCGTTTCGGCAGTGCGGCAAGTAGCGCAATGAATAAAGCATCAGGTTCCGGTAAGGGGCCTTCTAATTGGTTCAGTCGCATTAGCAACGGTATTCAAGGTGCAACAAGTCGGATACGCAATTTTGGAAATAGTAGTAGTTCTTCAATGAACAAAGCCTCTTCTAGTGCTAGACGGACCAGCGGGGCCCTGAGCGGCATTGCCCAGCAGTTGAGATACCTCCCATCACAATTAATCGTATTTGGGTTGCTGTACCAAGGCTTGACGCAACTTGCTACTGGGATGATGACAGCATTTAAGACGAACGCGCAGTTTGCAAGTAGTCTGAATCAAATCAAGGTCAATTTACTGACAGCATTCTATCCGATTTACAACTTTGTACTTCCGGCTGTCAATGCATTAATGTCGTCATTATCTAAAGCCACATCATGGTTGGCACAGTTCACGTCAGCACTAACGGGTATGAGTTACTCCAAAGCTCGACAAGGTGCGCAGGGCCTTTATGAGCAGTCTAAGGCACTGAATGACACGGCCTCAGCTTCTAGTAAAGCTTCTGCTTCTGTTAAGAAGGCTAACGAAGAGATTCGAAAACAAAACGCTGCCCAGGCAAAGTCGGTTCGTGAGGCTAATGCACAAATACGCGCTCAAAATCAAGCTCAAGCAGCCTCAGTTCGTGAAGCAAATCGACAAATTGCTGAGTCTAACAAACAAGGTGCGGCCAAGGTTCGTGCTGCTAATGCAGCAATTGAGGCTGCAAATAAACGGTCCCAGGCCTCAATGGAAGCAACCAAGAAAAAGAATAAAGAGCTCATGCAATCTTTGATGGGATTTGATGAACTGAATGTTCTTGATAAGAGCAATGATGCTGAAGACTACTCTTACGATAAAAAGCCTAAAGAGACTTTTACTCCACAGGAAACACAAACGGCACCAGACTCAACACCAACACAAAACGCACCGGAAAGTACACCACTGCAATCGACGGATGGTACTGATGCTGGAGCTGGCGATGATGGTGTCAATTTCGGCGTACCATTAGGTCAGTCATTCAACAGTGCAACTGATGCAGCTAAAAAACTGCAAAAAATTTTAGGTGAGCTGTTTGACCCAATGAAGGCAGCTTGGGATGCCAAGGGTAAGTCAGTAGTGAATGCAGCTAAATATGCTTGGAAAGAGGTTGAACGAGCGCTAAGCGATGTTGGGCGATCGTTTATGCATGTATGGGATAACGGTACTGGTCAGAAAACAGTAGAAGCTATCTTACAATTGTTAGCAGACATGCTTAATATTATTGGCGATATTGCCAAAGCTTTCTCACAAGCATGGGAAGGTGGCGGCGGTCGTGGTACTAAGCTAGTCCAAATCATTTTTAATTCGCTAAATAATGTATTGAAACTGATACATGATATTGCCACTTCATTCCGTAGTGCATGGAATGGCGGCAATCTGGGCGAACGGATTTTTGCCAATCTCATTACGCTGGTGACAAATTTAGTCGGGCTGATTGGTGATATCGCTAAGGCGTTTGATAATGCATGGAATCATGGCAACACTGGTACCAAGCTTATTCAATCAATTTTAAATGCATTGAACGCTGTAATAAAAGTGCTTAATAATATTGCAGTAGCATTTCGTAATGCTTGGAATAGTGGTGCGGGTGAGAAGATTGCATCAAATCTCTACAAGATATTCACAAATATTTTTAATACTATTAGTGCACTTGGCGGTCAATTTGATAAGGCTTGGCAACATGGTGGCGTTGGTACATCTATTTTTAAAACGCTGCTCGGTATGGTTAATGACATGTTGGGTGCGTTAAATGACATGTCAGGAGCAACAGTTAAGTGGGCTTCTAAACTTGACTTTACGCCCTTACTGCAATCGATTGATAGATTACTAAAAGCGATTAGACCAGTAGTCAAAGACGTATGGAATGGTTTGGATTGGGGATATCAAAATATCCTGTTACCATTGGCCAAATACACGATTACTAATTTAATCCCAACGTTCTTCGATGCATTAGCTGCGGCGCTTAAGTTGGTTCACAGCATTATTCAAGCTTCACAGCCAGCATTTAAATGGATATGGGATTCGTTCCTAAAGCCATTAGCAAAGTGGACTGGTGGAGTTATCGTTGGCGTGCTTAAGAAGTTAGCAGATGCATTAGGCGGGATTTCCAGTTGGGTAGATAAACACCATATGGCCGTTGAAGCAATGGCGAAAGTCTTAGTAACTATGTTTGCGTTTAAAGTAACAATGACGGGGCTAAGCAATGGAATAGGACTACTTGGAAAATTAGCTGATAAAGCGGCTATTATTGGTGGTAAAGGTCATGTTCTCAGAGAATTTTTTAAAGGGATTACTGGAATTGATAAGCTAGAAGAATCTGTTGGCAGCGTGAAGACATTATGGTCGCTTGCAAAAATGAAGTGGTCAGATTATGCTACTGCATTAGCAGATGGTTGGAAGGCGCTCAAGAGTTGGTCTGTGTGGTCTAAACTGGCTGCTGTTGGTCAAGCTGCATTGAATGTAGTTATGGACGCGAATCCAGTAGCATTAGTGGTATTGGCTATCGCTGCATTAGTTGCTGGATTCGTCGCGCTATACAAACATAATAAGAAATTTAGAGATTTTTGTAATTCTGTTTGGAAGAATATAACCAAATGGTTTGGTGATTCAATCGATTGGATTTCTAAAAATTGGACTAAAATAATCGGTTTTATTATTAATCCGGTTGGCACGATTGCTTCCTGGTTCCTTAAAGATACAAAAACAGGTAAGAATATTCTTAAATGGGCATCGAAATTACCGGGTAAAGCCTCCGATTGGGCTAAGAGTGTTGGTAAAAAGGTTGGGACCCATATAACTAATGCTAAGAAGGATTTCCAACAAGCAGGAAAGAATATTGGTAATTGGACTACTGGGTTTGTTGGCGGTGCTAAGAGAACTGTTAACACTTGGGCATCGAATATTGGCAACGGTGTTCATAAGAAAGTTTCTGATGGTAAAAAGTCCGCTCAAGAAGCGGGTAAAAAGATTGGTAACTGGACGTCTGAGTTTACGAGCAAATCTAAAGGTGCAATCGTCGGTATTCGAAAATGGGCATCAAATATCGGTAGTAATGTTAATACTAAAGTCGAAGATGGCAAACGATTAGCCAAGAATGCGGGTAGTAAGTTAGGTTCATGGGTTAATAACTTTAGAACTGGCGCAAGTAAGACTGTCTCTAGTTGGGCTGGAAGTTTAGGCTCGAAGACTAATTCTGGAATGGGGAGTTCTAGAACGGCTGCGTTAAGAGCCGGTACTCAGTTAGGTAATTGGGTTGCTTCGTTTAGAACTGGCACGGGTAAAACAATTGCAAAATGGGCCGGTGGTTTAGGCGGTAAAATTGGTGGCGGTCTTTCATCTGGTTGGAAGTCTGTAAAAAAGGGTTCTGCGGATGTTGCTAATGCAATTATTGGTACGATTGGAAAAGCCGTTAATGGCGTTATCGATGGCATTAAATGGATTCTCAATCACGTAGGAGCCTCCAGCAAAGCAAAGTCATTGAGCCACTGGAGTGTTCCGTCATTTGCAACTGGTGGTCGCCATAAAGGTGGTCCAGCAATCGTTAATGATCAGGTTGGTGATAAGTATCGTGAAGCATACAAGTTACCAAATGGACGAACAGGTCTTTTCCCAGCAGTTCGCAATATGATGGTCAATCTTCCGAGAGGTACTCAAATTCTCAATGCGGCACAAACGGCTCGTAAAGCAACAGCAATGGTGCCACACTATGCCGGTGGTATTGGAGACTTTGATTTTGACTTTTCAAGTATTGGTAACTTCAATTTGCCAAGTTTCAACTTTAGCATGCCGAATTTTGGTGATTTGTTCAGTGGTATAGAGGACAGTGTAGGCAGTTTTGCCGATGGTGTGAAAGATACGGCAAGTGATATTTGGGACGATGTCACGCACCCTGAAAAAGTATTGAAAGCTGCTATGAACAAGTTTGTTAAATTTACCGGCTTAGGTGGCTATCCGCTAGATGTTGCTAAAAGTATGGTGGATTTTAGTGTTGATAGCGCTAAAAGTTGGGTCGGTAAGATCCTCAAAGAATACGGCGAGAGCGAAGGACCAAATGGTGGATCAATCACTCATTCAATGATTAGTCGCGCACTAGAGATGACCAAAGTTCCTAAATCGCGGTGGTCAAAGATGCAACACGATATCATTGAAGTAGCTAAGTCAGAAACTGGGAATCGAAATATTATGCAGACAATTACTGATGTGAACTCGCTAGCTGGTAATCCTGCAGGTGGACCACTACAGTATGTCAAGTCAACCTTTGATGCATTTGCTTTTCCTGGACATCATAATTTCAGATCATCATTTGACCAAGTATTGGCTTATCTGAATAACTCAGACTATTACAATGCTGCTGGTCATACAGTCATTTGGGGCACGCCTAAATTTGATTGGTTGCACAGTGGACCGATTGGGCACCGCCGTTTTGCTAATGGTGGTCTTGTTGATGCTCATCAAATGATCGAAGTGGCTGAACAGAATAAGCCGGAAATGGTTTTACCTTTAACTAACATTCCACGGTCAATGCAATTGATTAAGCAGGCACTAAGCTTCATGGGACAAACGTTCAGTGATGGCCTACAAATGCCCACAGCTTTAACTCAGTCGATGGATATGAGCAACCTGGCTAGTCAGCCAAGTAGTACAAGTACACAGAGTGTGAATAGTGGCGGCATTAACGAGCTCGGAACAAGCATCGTTAATGCGATTGTACAGGGCTTACAAATGACAAATGTTGGCGGCAGCATGAACAATCAACCAATCAATGTGAACTTGACGTTGCAAGTTGGCGATGAGAAGTTCGGTAATGCTGCTATTAAAGGCATTAACGCGGTAAATCAGAAGAATGGTAAAAACATGTTGAGACTATAGGAGATGATTACGATTGACATATTCACTGAAGATTGGTGGGACAGTGGTTAAAGCACCACAGTCCCTAGAAGTTGCAATCCAAGATATTGATGCAAAAGCATCACGTGACGCGAATGGGCTTTTGCATCGAGACCGTGTCGCAATCAAACGCAAGCTAACGGTAAAATGGGGGCCGCTAACATTGGCTGAGAATAGTACAATACTAAAAGCTGTCTCTGGACAGTTTTTTTCTTGCAGTTATTTAGACCCACAAGAAGGTGCAGTAGTGACCAAGACATTTTATGTTGGTGATCGGACTGCACCGACTTATACACTTAATCCATTGACATCAGATTATATTTGGCAGAATGTTTCAATGGATTTCATTGAACAGTAGGCGGGTGAAAATTAATGATTAAGCAATCTGATTTAGCCCTCGCTGCATGGAAGGCAACTGAACGGACGTTGGATGCAGTTGTCACAATTAACAAGATTGACTATAAAACGACAGATATTGCATCCATTTCATATGACGCAGGTGGCTACACTGGAGATACGTTTGGTATTGGCTCGAATTATGAAAACAGCGTGACAATTAAGTTTTCGCACTTAATTGAAGGACTTAAACCCGGCATGACGGTATGGCCTAAGATTGGTATAAAAACATCTAATGGCTATGAGTATAGCTCGCTTGGTCTTTTTATCGTATCAGATGACATTCAAATGGACCGAAACAACGATGAGACAACAATTAAGGCATATGACCAGATGTGTCTATTGGAGGGTACCTACACTTCTAAGTTAACTTACCCTGCGAAAATGACCAGTGTGATTGCAGAAATTGCAAATTTGGCTGGCGTGTTACTCAATACAACTGACATTAGTCGTTTGCCTGTACAAGTTAACTTACCGAGTGCTATTACCGGTCAAACGTATCGAAATGCAATTGGCATGATTGCTCAATTTTATGCTGGATTTGCAACGTTTGATAGGGACGGCAAATTAACAATTCGCACGATTACAGAGCCAGATTATACATTAGACCCGAGCCAATATGAACAAGGTGGCTTAACAAAAAATGAAGCACCATACAAAATTGGCGGTATTCAGTGTGAGGTCACAACGACTACTACGGATTCAACAGGTCAGAGTACCGAAACTACAAACACGCTTCAAGTAGGGGCAGCGTCAGGATCACAGATTAAACTCACCAACAATTTGATGACAATGGATCGTTTAGCATCAATATGGCAACAGTTACAAAGCTTGACCTTCTACCCTTTCAGTTTGAATTGGTTTGGCAATCCTGCAATAGAAGCTGGCGATTGGCTAACACTACAGGATACTAAAGGAAACAAGTTCAACGTGCCTAATAATGGTTATACTATGACGTTTGATGGCAGTTTGTCTGCTGTTTCTAAAGCAGATCAGACCTCAACCTCTAGTAGTAGCTATGCTTGGCGAGGCGAGCTATCACAATATGTTGCTGACTTAGGTGGACGGCAAGGTGCTTCGGGTAACTATATCTATGGTACAGATACAACTGAACCGCCATACGGAGCTAAATTTAACGATATCTGGTACAAGCAGAACGGTAATAAAATTGAATTGTGGACTTACGAGCGTCAGGCAGATGGAACTGGTAAATGGGTACTTACTGTGTCGGACTCTACTGGGGAAGAAGTGAAAGCAAAAGTTGACCAAGTGGAACTGGAAGCTAAGGCTAGTACAGATGCAGCTAAAGCGGCCAGTGATAAGGCTGACCAGCTTGCGGCCAAGTACGACGATACAAATGCATTAGCTAATCAAGCACTGGGTCAAGCAGTAGGCGCTCAAAGTGACGCTAGTGCTGCAGTTGCTACAGCAAACTCTACAGCCTCGGAATTCGGAAAAGTTAGTCAAAAAACAGATAGTGCCTTAACTAGTGCAGTTAATGCTCAAAGTGACGCTAGTGCTGCAGTTGCTACAGCAAACTCAACAGCCTCGGAATTCGGAAAAGTTAGTCAAAAAACAGATAGTGCCTTAACTAGTGCAGTTAATGCTCAAAGCGCCGCTAGTGATGCAGTTAAACAGGCTTCTTCTGCGGCCGCTGATTCTAAAGATGCCAAACAAATTGCCGGGGCAGTTAGTCAGAGTTATAAGACTTTAACTGACGGTTCGACTATGACCATTGCCGAATTACAGAATGGTCTAGCTGCCAAACTGACTAAAACTGATTTGGACGGTTACGCTACTCAAACATGGGCACAAAATCAGATTAAGATGACGGCTGATGGGATTAACGGAACCATGTCCAGTATCAAGAGTACTGTCGATGGTCAGACAACCAGTATTAATGACCTCCAGGCGGACTCGAGCTCATTTAAGAGCCAGTTTACGACAGTCAATAATGATCTCGGTAAGCAAACTACCGACATTGGTACTTTACAAGCTACATCTAAAGAGTTAACGACTGGGTTCAATACGTTAACAACTGACAATACGACTAACAAGAATGACATTAGTCAACTTAAACAGACTGCCACAGAAGTCAGTAGCACTTTAGAAACTGTTCAAACGCAGGTTCAAAATAGCGCTGTCGGCACAAACCTGTTACTCAATACTGGCGATGATAATGATGCAACCCATCCTGTTAAAATGCTTACTGGGTACGTATCCGTGCTTGGTGACTTATCTAGAACAAAGGAGTATAGCCAAATAACTGCTCCGCCATCTGGTTCTTACGAAATGTACTATCGTTTCGGTAATCCATTAACAAATGAAATGTACGGTTTGGAGCCTGGACAAACTTACACCATTCAAGGCAAGGTTTATGTAAGCAAGGGTTCTGTTCATTTTAGATCTCAATATCAGTCAAATAGTGGATGGAACAATTACAGTGGTAATGAGTCTGGGGACCTAGCTACTAATACCTCTGGGTTTGTAAAAGTTAACTACACGTTCACGATACCTGCGAATGCAACTGCATTCTATATTAGCTGGCAAGTATATAACTTCGACTCAACGACTGTATTCCGATTCCGGAGAATGAAACTTGAAAAAGGATCATTAGCAACCGATTTCTCCACTAACCCCTTAGACAATGCCACAGTCGCAGCTGTGTCCAATATTTCTCAAACTGTTGACGGTATGAAAGCTGATATCTCCAAGAAAATTGAGCAGAAAGACCTTAATGGATATGCCACCGAAGCCTGGGCACAAAACAAGATTAACGCTACTGCTGATGGGATTAACGCAACTGTGTCAAGTGTTAAGAGTACGGTTGATGGGCAGACGACCAGTATAAATGACTTAAAAGCTGACTCAAGTTCATTTAAGACTCAGTTTACAACAGTTAATAATACTATCGGTAAGCACACTACTGATATTGGTACCTTGCAAGCTACGTCTAAGGAATTAACAACCGGGTTTAATACGTTAACAACAGATAATGGTACTAATAAGAACAATATTAGTCGACTTTCACAAACTGTGGACGGTATGAAATCTGATATCTCCAAGAAAATTGAGCAGAAAGACCTTAATGGGTACGCCACTGAGACCTGGACGCAAAACAAGATTAATGCTACTGCTGACGGAATTAATGGCACCATATCCAGTGTTAAGGGCACTGTTGATGGTCATACAACCAGCATTAATGACCTGAAAGCCGATTCCAGTGGGTTTAAGAGCCAGTTTACGACTGTCAACAATACTATCGGTAAGCACACTACTGATATTGGTACGCTTCAGGCATCCACTAAGTCTTTATCTACTAGCTTTGATTCTTTGAACACAGACAATAGTACTAATAAGCATAATATTAGTCAGTTACAAGCAAGTGCTACCTCATTTAATAGTACATTGCTGACTGTTCAACAACGGGTTACTGATAGCGCTGTCGGAACTAACTTGCTCGCCAATACTGCAGACAATGGTGTTGGGCCTGTATCAGTCCAAGGTGATACTTCCAGCCCTGTGTACAATGCTTCTATGACAAGAAATGACAGCTACATTGAAATGACAAAACCTACGGGCTCCGAAATGTACTACCGTTTCTGTGCAATTGACGCTAGTATGCATAATCTTAAGCCTGGACAAACTTATACCATTCAGGGTGAAGTATATGTAAGCAAAGGTTCCGTTCATTTTAGATCACAATATCAATCAAATGGTGGTTGGGGGGATTGGGCAGGTGACGAGTCTGGGAACCTAGCTACTAATACCTCTGGGTTTGTAAAAGTTAAGTACACGTTCACGATACCTGCGAATGCAACCGCATTTTACCTGAGCTGGCAAGTATTCAACTTCGACTCAACGACTGTATTCCGATTCCGGAGAATGAAACTTGAAGTTGGAGTTAATGCAACAGATTATTCCACAAGTCCGTTGGATAATGCAACCGTCACAGCACTTTCTAGTATTTCTCAAACTGTCGATGCTATTCAAACAACAGTTCGTGGGAAGGTTGATAATGACGTATACCAATCAAAGGTAACGCAATTAAGCAATCAGGTAACTTCCGTTGTAGGAAAAGTTGATACCTTTGGAACAAGAAATTTTATAACTAACTCACAGTTCCAGTACGACTATATGGATGGAACGTCTTGGACCGTAACTGGTGGGACTACTGATATGTGGTATAAGTCGGATATGGCTTGGTCATGGGTTAATGGGTATCAAGGCATTTGCTTTAATCAACCAACAACGACGGATAATGTCTGGTATGCTTTGCACTCAAGAAGAATTGTTATTGGACAAGATATCTCGACCCCTTGGTCGGCTAGTGCTTATGTAAATGTTGATACCGTTGGTTTAGATGCGGTACTTACTATTGAATTTTACGACAATAAGGGTAATCGTATTGGACTTAAGGAATCGTATAAAAACACCCGTGGACTGGAACTAATTAAAGTTGAAAATGCTGTTCCTCCGGCTGGAACTGAAACAGTTTGTCTTGCATTCCAAGTTCATGGTGGTGGCCATGTTGCTATGATATGTCCAATGCTCAATCAAGGAACTACTGCAGCAGCCTTTGTTCCTGATAATGCAAGTGACGCACAAATTCAGCATGCATATTCTGCTATCCTTCAAACTCAAGACCGGATAAATCTTAAGGTTTCCAAAGATGGTGTTATAAATGCAATCGACGTTTCTACTGAAGGAATCCAGATATACGGTAATAAACTGCATATCACGGCTACTACCTCTATTGACAATGCAGTTATTAAGGACGGCATGATTGAAAACCTAAGTGCTGATAAAATTGCTGCAGGTACTATCAATGCTGCGCATATAAATGTAATCAATCTGAATGCAAACAATATAACAACCGGTACGATTAAAGGTAGTAACCTATCAATTAATCTGAATACTGGTAATGTTGAGTTCCAGGCAGGACGTATCCATTCGTCTGATAATGCGATTGATATTAACATTAATAGCAAGTATATCTCAGTTGCTAATGATAATAATCGTGTGTTCATATCTGGTGGGGAAATCCAAATGATCCAACCGACATTATTCTCAAGTCAATCTAGGCCATATGTTCGTATCAGTAACGCTCAGGCGGGGGCCTCATGGGGTGGCGCAACGTTCTGGGGACGTGACTATTTTGTGGTCACTAACGGAGCTAACGATGGAAATATCTTTACTTCGCCAATGGGAGAAGAAAAGTTCGCAGGTATTTCTGGAGGGCATTCGACCTCCGGATGGCAAGTAACCAAGATCGGCGGTGCGGAACGGGGTGTGCTTATATCCGGTGGTCGTGAATTCACTGATGGCATAGGTCTCTCACCGTATATAAGAGTTGGTGATCCTGGTCATGCAGGGACAGGTCTACATGGTTCTAACATCAGTATGCAGGCTAGTTACATTTATCTAAAGAGTACCCATTCAACATCTCATGGCGCAAACGCCTATTTGGCCCCAGACGGTGCATTAGTTCCGTCGAACTCCGCCGCTAAGTACAAAACAGACATTGTTCGATCATTTGAAACTGGGATGGGGGACAAACTCCTAGAAGTTCCAGTTGCGCATTGGAAAGACAAAGAAGAAGTACTATCCAAGACGCTCAATCCTAGTGCTAAAAATCCAGAAACTTACTTTGGAATGATCGCCGATGATCTGGATGATGCTGGTCTGAACGAACTTGTTGAATACGATGACAAAGGGGCAGTCAGGGGTATCCAGTATGACCGAGTCGCATTAGCTCTTATCCCGTTGATTCGTAATTATCGGGATCGTATAACTGAATTAGAAACTAAAGTCAAATAAATGAAAGAGGCATAGTTAATTATGACAGCAAGAAAAGAAGAAGTAACATTCACAAATGGGCAACTGGTGACCATTGGAAACACTTTAGCAGCGTTCAAGCTTAAAGGTCGAGCTTCTCTTGGGCGCACCTGGTTGATCAATCATCTTGAAGACCTAAACAAGCAATTTAACGCTGACCAATTAGCAACACAAAAGAACTTTTTTAAAACAGATGAAGCCGGAGATTTTATTTATCAGAAAGACAAAAAGACTCTAATTCTGAAAGATGACTACACCATGGACGAAGCTCAAAAAGAGTTTGATCAATTAGTTAACGAACCTGTAAGCATTGAAATCAGCTCATATTCTGCACGAATGAAAGCTTTATTTCATGCACTTGAGGACTATCCATATGAGATGGAAGGGCAAGTAGCTCAAGTATACGCATTAGTATTTGATCAGTTCGATAAAGCATATGGAAAAGGGGAATAATGATGGAATTATTAAACACTAGCATCTCTTATAATATAGATGGAACTGGTAATACGAGCTCTGTAATTGCAGGCCTTCGTGGTGAAGTAGAAGGTCGAGTAACTATTACAGCAAATGTCACTATTTATCCGATTGACTTAGCTAAAGATGAAACTTTCGATGATCTAACCAAAAAAGAATTATCCAAACGTGCGGTGGATAAGATTCCATCAGTAATTGACTCTCTGATTGCAGTTAATGGTGGGTGGAGTTTTACTGCTGGCAAGATTTCATCGGTATCCACTCAATTTAATCAGTCTGAAACTGGCACATATGTGAATGCGAATGTTACTGCCACTGAATCAGATTTTTCAGATAAGAAGTTAGACGATGTTACGATGTCGGAGGCGCAGAGTGTGCTGCAATCCATTCTTAAGAATGAATTGCCAACATCATAAGTATTAAGTGAAAGATGAACTTTGAAGAGATGGTGAATTGAAAATTAATAAGTTAAAACGACTAGGCCAGTGTATTTTAGGACGCTTTTGACCGTTCAATCAGGAATGACAAATAGGAGGTAGACAATTGAATAAGCACAAGTTAAAGGCACTCATCTTAACGGTGGGCGCCATTTTTATGGCCTTTTTAATGATCAACGTTACCAGTCAGGCTGCTCGTATGGATATGGTCGATGTGTCTAATAACAACGGCTACATGTCAACGACAGAGTATGTTTCGATGCGTAATGAATTTGGTGTTAAGGCCCTTACCGTAAAGATTAGTGAAGGTACAACCTTCAAAGATGGCTATGCTGCTAGCAATATCGCTAATGGTCAAGCAGCTGGCTTATACGTCAACGGCTATCACTTTGCCCATTATAAAACTAAGGCTCAAGCAATTGCCGAAGCTGACTTTGCTGGTCAGGCAGCCAAAGCGGCCAGACTACCAGTGGGCGCAGTATTGGCAACGGACGTAGAATCGGCTGAGGAACAAGGAATCTTGTCACAAGCGGCCAACGACCGCAATAATGCGGCCTTCATGCAAGAGATTCAGAAGTTTGGTTATCGGGCCGACATTTATACGTCTGGATCATGGGCTAACAACAAGATGACCATCAAGGGAAAAACTGGTTGGATTGCCGGCTACCCCTATGTCATGTCTGGTCAGAAATGGTATACGAATAACAATGCCTGGCAATGGTCTGGATCAGCTCATTTCCGGATTAGTTACGGTGGCTTTGATGTCAGCCAACTCTATACTGATTACTACACAGCTGGTCAAAAATCAGCGGTCAAACCGACTGATAAGGATGCGGTTAAGGCCAACAACCAGGAGGCCAACAAAAACACTTCCAAGCCATCTACGTCAGCCAAGTGGGTCAAGGAAACAAAGACTTACACGCTCAAGACAGCGGTCAAACTGCGTACTGGTGCTTCAACGTCATCAAGTGTCATCACGACATTACCAGCTGGGACTACGGTCAAGACTGATCAGGCCATTATTCAGGGTGGCTATCGGTGGGTACGCCAACCGCGATTTAATGGTTATGGCTATCTAACAACTGGCCCGGCAAGCAATACGCTGGAATATGTAAAGAGTGGTACCGCTCACACGTATTACACAGTCAAGTCTGGCGACAGTTGGTGGTCAATTGCTCAACGCAACGGCTTAAGTATGACTACATTAGCTAGTCAGAACGGCAAGACGATTTACACCACTATCTATCCTGGCCAGCGATTGGTGGTGCGGTAATTGCATACACTATTAGGATTAGGTTGGGATGAATGGGGATCCATTGTTGCCATTGTCACTAGTGTTTGTGTGTTAGCTAACTGGATTTTAAACAAAACGGTCCGCATCCCACTTAACGATTTAGGAAAGCGGCTTAGCCGATTTACCAATGAAAGCTTAAAAGTACGACAGCAAAACGCTGACGCAATGAACGCGATTGAAAATCGGGTCATTAAGGTAGAAGGCCGGTTAGATGGTCATGACATTGAATTTAAACATCTATATGAAAAGGAAGCCAAAGGAAATGAAAAAAATTAGTTTTAAGAATGCCGACGGAAGTTTAAATGGTAAGTTGATTGCTGGGATTATTTCGTTACTGATCGTTTTGATTCAACAAATCTTTGCCATGTTTGGCATTAAGTTTACTGGTGACTGGTCAGCCATTGTCGCCGTTATTAATACTGTATTAACGATCCTCGGGATGCTGGGTGTTATTACTGACGTTCAAACGGTGGCAGCGCCAACAGTTGATAATAATGAGAAAATCCAAGTCGAAGCAACGACTAATAAGGTTGCTGATGAAGTGCAAGGGCCGGCGTCCACAGCTGCTGTAGCGGATAGTTCTGCATCATCTGACACTGAAACGGCGTCAGAATCCGCCTCACAAGCAGGCGAAAAGTAGTATAATTAAATATTGAATTTGCTAATCCCCTGCGTTTCGGCGTGGGGGATTTTTTGTTAACAAAATATATAAAAAAGAGCCAGTCAAGACTGGCCCAATGTTTAAATAAATAAAATGGGTGTTCTGTTTCTCCTAAGATAATAAAGAACACAGTTATTATACATTAAACCTGATTAATATAACAAGGACTTATTAATATTTTTCTATAGATTACTTTCGGTATTGTGATATAAACCGACAAGTGTTACTATGTCCCTTGTCCTGTTATTAGTATCACAGCTTTCAAATCCCTCCAAGATTGTCGGTTAGTGGTGCCGGAAGTGATGAGGCTAATCTTCTGCTTGATGGGTGGAAGATTTTTTTGTGTTGCTTGCCTGTATATTTTGTTAGTGAGAGTTTAGATTTAGCATTATTAGCTGTCAATATAGCTAATTAGATAACTACAAGACTTTACAGAATAGCAAGTAATAAGTATAATATTAATTGTCTCTAGTGTAGTTTCTAGATGATAGTTATAACTTGATTAATTCCCCTGCGCTTCGGCGTGGGGAATTTTTTTATGTATTACCCGCCTAGGAATTTTGGTGCACATTTGGTGCACGTCGTGAAACAAAACGTTGCTATGTTGGTGTCTAACCACCGTATACTACTCCGGGTGGGTACGTCAGCCACGATTTAATGGGTTATGGTTGTCTAGCAACAGGCCCAGCCAATAATTCACTGGAATACGTTAAAACGGATGCTTCTCACACGTATTACACGGTCGTTTCAGGTGACTCATGGTGGGTGATTGCTCAACGCAACGGCCTGAACGTATATACGTTGGCAGCGCAAAATGGTAAAACAATCTATTCAATGATTTATCCTGGGGATAAGCTACTTATCAAATAACAGTTTATAAAATCAGTCAAAAGATGTAAAACCGGAAAAACGAAACAAACAGATGCAATGTTAACACTTTGTCCTTTAGTAAAAAATGTAAAGTCATTTATAAAATCCCACACTAGCCTTAATTGGCTGGTGTGGGACTTTTTTTGTGTGTTTAAGATAATAAGTTGGTATATAATAGTGGAGAAAGCAAGACATCAAAAAAAGGACCAATATTAAATTAATTTGTGCTCTTCCACGATTTGTAAATTAAAAATCTCTCTTTTTCAGAAATGGCTTATAAATGGCATTTATAGCGTGCTACCTATGATGGTATAACTACCGTGCGGGTGATAAGTCGACGTCGGTAGATAAAAAGAGAAGCGTCATAATGCTGGTATATCAGCATTATGACGCTTCTCTTTTGCTAATTGGTATCAAATTAAACCCCCAATTTTGCGTTTTGGCTGTTGTGATCACAACAGCACTGTTAAGCGCTCATAAAAAAGGGTTTTGGGATCGTGTCACAAGTAAGGGTCCTATGAATTAA